AGCATACAACCAGTAATAAGAATTACTGTTGAGATCCATTCTACCCACCATATCCAGCCATATTTATTCATATATTATTTTGTCTTTTTGTAACTAGCTTTGACAGAACCCTTTTGAAGGATCTCAAAGCCTGCATCCATGATCATCTTCTCATATCGATCATGGTCATACATCCAGATATCATCGAAAACGAACACAGTTCCGATGTTAGTACGTTCAATGAAGAAACCAACCTCGAGATCAAGCGATGCATTATCATGCGGTCCATCAAAGAAAACGAAAGCGTACTTTTCTTCAAGAACCTTCTCGTCATTGTAAGTAGGAACACCATCGGCATAACGCTTAACGAACTCAGTATCTTCAAGACAAAAGAATTGGAAGTTCAATCCCTTATCATAAGCATAGTAGTAAAGAGAAGGAATAATACGATTACGCATCTCATTTGTATAATCGAACCGTAGCGGCTGAGTAATGTCAGTCGACTGCGGGTCGCCTTCAGTCTTCACTCCAGGAACATGCGCAGTGATATTCTTATTAGTACAATCAATAGTGATATTACCATAAGGATCAATGCAGAACATGCTGCGACGAGTATCGTTATTTTGCACAAGAGCATCGATGATCATCTTGGCAGAACCGCCACGACGAGTACCAATTTCAACTACTGCACCACCAACACCCTTGATTGATAGCGCGCCATTATAAAGAACTTCATATTCAGAACTGTCTGTACCAAATACTTCTTCATCACTAAAACGAATCATACCCATTATATTTCACTCCTAGTAAAAATCGACGATCTCATCGGCGATACCATATTTAACAGCTTCCTTTGCAGTAAGCCAAACATCTTCTGGTGGAAGCAAATACTTCTTAACTTCCTTTTCAGTAAGTCCAGTACACTTAGTGTAATGTTCTAGTAACCGAGCCTGTGTGTTATCAAATTCTTTAACACGAGCATGAAGTTCATGCTCTTTACCCCAGGAACCCCAGCTGTACTGATGTGAAAGGATTGCAGTGTTACGAGTAATATAACGATGACCCTTCTCACCAGCAATGAACGTAAGCAGTCCACATGAAGCAATTTCACCAAGACCGTATGTATATACAGGAATGTGTGAACCTTTGATGGTATCAATTAATGCAAACGCAGATGAAACTTCTCCACCAGGAGAATTAATCAACATTTTCAAAAACTTAGGACGATCCTTCTTCATAAGATTACGAGCAATAATAAATTCAATTGCATCTGCAGATGAAGTAGAATCAAATTCCTTAAAGAACATCAACATATGATGATCGGATAGTGAAGGTATACTACTAAACTTATCTTCTTTGTCTGTCATTATATATCCATTTCTATTGATTATGCAGCTTTTCGAAATCCTAATACTTTATCGACAGGGAAATATCCTACTTGTACAGCTTTGTCAGTATTACCACCAAGCACCTTTACATACTTGACACCACCAACTGTTTCGAAACCTTCAAAGAAACCAACATGTCCAGACCAACCATTATGACCTCTTCGAAGAACAACAATGTCACCAGATTGTGGTTCATTTGTTTTCTTGCCCCAAGTCATGAAACTACGAGCTGTTAAACTATTTGTTGTTTCATATCCAAGACGATTAAGAATCGCATTTGCAAATGCAGCGCACCATGGAATTCTTGCAGGATCTACTGGTTGATTATTACCAACAGACAAAAGATCTTTCAACTCATTACGGTCACTTTTTGTAGATTTACCTTCCCACTTCTTAGCTTCCATAGTAACTTCATATGTAAAGTCGCAGGTAAACCAAGAACATTCTTTTGCAATCTTACGACGCTGTTCATCGAGATCCAAAGAAAGTTGAACTTTTTTACTGATAATTGGCTTTGTAGCAACAATAATTTGTGCCTGAAGAGCTGCTGTACGCTCTCTATCTTTACGAAAAAATTCTCCAGGTGATTCGTCTGGAGTCGAGATAAAACATTCATTACATATTGCAACGTCGATTTTATCTTCGATCTTTTTGATTTTTTTATGTTTATGCTTTTTGTGTTTCAGATGTTGCGAATGCTGAATATTTTGTTTGTTTGGATTAGCAAATGCATCATTCGCGAAAATGAACGGTGCGAGTGCCAACGTCGCAACTAAAATAATCTTCTTCATATTATGTTCCTTTGTGGATTTAAACTCTCTCCATTACAATGGCAAATTGCCAAATGATATACACTAGTATTTAGTAAAGATGGTGCCCCCACCAGGATTTGAACCTGGAACCGATCCGTTATGAGCGAATGGCACTGACCAATTGTGCTATAGGGGCGTATTGTTACGCAGCAAGGATTTCCTTGAGACGATCAGCCGCATACGAAGCAGCGAATGCTTCTGGCTTTACCATAGGCTTGATAGAAGTCATACCCTGCACATATCCAATTGCCTGAGTCACAACGCATGATGAACCATGCATGTAGTCAGGATTGATGTCAAGATGCACCTCAACATGACGATCGCCGATAGTTTCTTCCAGATCCATATACATCTGAGTAGCACGGTACACTTCATTCATGAGACGTAGTGCAGGACGATCCTTTCGGCGATCATAGTCGATCTCGGAAGTAACATTTCCAAACACCTTACAACCCTTTGATCCGTCAATATGAATTACAATGGCGACTGTATAATCTGCTTGCCAGATACCATCTTTACGACAATAACGTTCAGAGTCTGCACCAATATAAACCTTTGATGCAGAAGATGTATTACGGATGAATTCTTTTACTTCTTCAAGATCGAACTTCTTCATGTTTCACCTAATTGATTTTGGTAAAGTTGGTGCCTACGAACGGACTCGAACCGTTAAGCCGAAGCGTCTGATTTTAAGTCAGATGAGTTTACCAATTTCTCCACGCAGGCATTTAACTTTGATGCTCTAACGTAATTACCGCCTCTTGGACTTAACCCGACAGCAATCAACGCTTGTCTTATATTACTATGTTCTTTAAGGGAAGTCAACAACATTTCATCGCTAACTTTCTTTTTTCCGGAATTTTTATTTTTACCACAATACGTGTCTGTTACACTGTGACAATTTGCACATAAAAATTTCAAATTTTCTATAGAACTATTAAATGAATCCCCATCAATATGCTCTAAATGAAGAGTTAATTTTTTTCCTTTCCATTCGTCTATTCCGCAATCGTCACAAATATATTTTTTACCAGAAGTAATTAATATTTTCTTTAAAGCGCCGTTAGCTAAGTGTTTATATTTACCGTTTTCATATTTTTCTAAAGCTTTGTTTTTATTTGATTCTACTGCTTTTTGTCTATGTTTATCTGTCCACATTTTAAATACTCCTTCTCAAAGTATTTATATGAGACAATGACTTAAAACTTAAAATCTATCATTATATTAGCCTACTGCTTCAAAAAAGTCAAATGCTTTTTATGAATACGGCACATGATCCAAGAGTTGTAATACTCATCACTCTCGAGAACGTTTGCATCGAATTGATATTTAGCTTCAAAATACGCGAATTCTCCCTTGGACTTGCACAGCCTTAATATTTCGCGTTTGAAGTTTTCTTTGCCGAGAGATTCAACATCTGCGGCTAGTTCCTTATTGGAACCATAATAGTCGAGCCAATCTGACTCAACTTTATATCGTTTCTTCTTACCTTTTAATATTTTCGTTTTTGAAAAATAGAAGTTTTTCTTTCCGATATATTTTCTATTATTAATTTGGTTGGTGATTAGATAGACAAACCCAACATAATCACCAACCGTATCAAAATATTCATTATTGTAAAACCACATGGGGAGTCCTCCTCCCCATACTTAGTTACTCTTCGTCTTCTTCTTCATCCCAGCCATCTGGCTCAACTGGAATAAATTCACCACAGAAAGGGCAGTAATCTACCCTCTCTGAAAGATCAGACATTACATCAAAATTTGCGTCACATTCCTCGCAGGTGATATCGTATTTCTTCATTTATTACCCCTTGCATTGATTCTTCTTATCACCAGAGATTGTCTTAAGATCAACTGGCACTAGTGGATTCTTCACTGTCTTAGCATCAGGAACTGGGAAGGTTGAACCAGTTGCCTTTTCGATATCAGCAACTGTAACCTGATAGGGAGCAAAGTCAGCTGACAATCCGTCCTTGTGAGGAAACAAGAAAGCATAGCTCTTTTTAGTTACATCGTCAATAACAATCTTGAAGAGGAAATCAGGAACTACAACCTTGTCAGCACCAATAGTCTTGCTACCACCAATATCACCAGCATACATTGTCCAAGCATGCTGAGTTGAGTAAACCCATGCACGTTCAGCAGATTCGAGATTCTTCCAAGTGCCACGGTTAACTGAAGGAAGCTGTGGACTCATGTTAGACATAAGGAATGATTCACGAGCAATACCTTCGTCCCATGACATATCAGCATTGTTAGCAAGATGACCCTGATCATAGCCAGAACCAGCATAATCAGTAGGCTTTGGCGAAGCAGCACCAAGAGAAACGTCAGCTGCGAATGCATTAACTCTCGGCACACAACCAATAGCATGATCTGGAGTCAATGTCCAGGAAACCCAATCAGGTGTCTTTGTGGTTGGATTGAATGAAAGCAAATAAGCAGAACGACAAACGAGCGTATCACCAGCCTTAACTGATGGCTGACCATATGGGATTTGAGCAGCACACTGAGCTACTGGATGAGGGGCTGCTTGATCAGCTGCAAATGCTGGAGTTGATAGAAAAAATAGTGAAGTCAGTAAAATCTTATAATTCATGATGATGTTCCTGTTGTTGTACATGTCACTCTTGTTGGACATTGTGGGTTATTGCATACGAATGACATAGCCTTATTTATATCGCCACCTATACCACACACCCCACAGGCTTGATAAACTACTGTTTTTGGTGGCCATGGATTAGTTGTGTTAGGATAATCTCTTGGCCATTGAATATCCATTGTTTTTGCTGGCTTGGTTGTATCAGGAACATATGTATTATCTTTATGAAACTTTTGTTTTGCTGCTTCCCATCCAGCATTGAAACCAAGTTCATAAGTTGACTCTGACATAAATTTAACACAACGCTCCATAAGCACATCATACTTATGTTTGTAATCTTCAGTCATCTTTTCCCTCCAGTGCTTTCGCTTCACATATTTTAACAAAAAGTTCTGTAAAATTATTACTGTCACTTGTTTTCTGCCACAAGTCCCAAGATGTAGTTACATTACGTAACGCTGTTTCCAGCTGATCGATGTATTCTCTTACATCACGCAAACCTTTCAGCGTAAAGCAAGCTTCTACGCCGAACGCAGCATAAGATGACTCATATCTGGCAAGAGCCATTTTTGCGTCAATTCTTGTTTCACTCATCTTTCCCCTCCAGTGCTTTGCTAGCTAATATATCAGCATCAACAGCATCGTTATGAGCAAATCCAAAAACATTACCATCATATTCAAATGCCACATTCAACGCTGAATGACATGCTCGCAGTGCCGCCTCCAACTCCTTGATGCGAGCAGCAGCCTTGTTGAAAGCATGAAAATAAAGATTTGTCTGCTCTTTCATTTTTTCGTTGTGTTTATTCAATCGAACATTTTCTTTTGCTACAGCTTCAGCAAACTGCTCAACTGGCATTTCAAGTTTATCGCTCATAGACTAAATCCCTTAAAAGAATCTTCCTTTATATCAAGTTTTACACCACCAGAAATATATGAACTTAGCTCTACTTCTTGTGGCGCCACCTGAACTTCAGAACCAGCTATCCATTTAGTTG